GGACCCGAGGGCCAGGGTGCCCTGCCCGGTGGTGGTCAGCATGCGCACGCTGACCGACTCGCCGAGGGCGTACTCGTTCGGCAGCTCTACGGCGGCCGGGGCGTCGCCGCTGCCCAGGAAGATGACGCGCGTGTTGGACGCGATGGGCACCGGCACCGTGTCCATCATGCCGCGCTTGACGGTCAGCAGCGTGTCGGTGATGGACACGACCTGGACCAGCTCGCGGGTGCTGATCGCGCCCACGCCGATCGCGGCGACGTCGCCGACCTGGACCAGGTCGAGGTCGAGTCCGCCGGTGATGGCGAGCGCGGTGTCAGCCTGGCCGTACGCGGCCGAGATGACCGCCGTCGGGCAGAAGTTCGCCACCGCCTGCTGCTGGTAGCCTGCGCCCTCGTCTACGTAGACTTGCGCGCTGTAGGCGGAGCCTCCGGGGTTCGTGCCGCCGACCATCATGTAGGACGAGGTCTGCGGCAGTGCCTGAGCGGCCGAGTCGCCGAGCGTGCGGGCGATCATGTAGTATGGCGCCTCCGTCAGCAGGCGGAAGGGCACCGGCACCGGTGCGCCGATCGGGTTGGTCCACTCGCTCGGCGGCGGCGGCGAGTAGATCGCACTCGACAGGGCGAACACGTCCTCCACGACGGACAGCTTGATGAGGTTGCTCGTCAGCTCGCCGAGCTCGATGTTGGTCACCCGGAAGACCACCTGCGAGATGCCGTACTCGGCCCACGCGAAGCGGAAGACGTCGCCGATGTTCAGGCTGGCGGCCTTGCGCGTGACGTACAGGGTGGCGGACGCGAGCGGCGTGGACAGGGCCTTCAGGTCGCGGGCCGCCGCCTTGGTGGCGATCGTGCCGTTGGTGAAGCCGGGGTACTGGGAGGTCGTGCCGACGGTCGCGCCCTGGCTTGCTGCCAGCGCGATGTCCTGCACGGTCACCGAGTTGTTCTTGCCGGTGGACTTGTCCCAGTAGACCACGCTAACCTGGTTGGTGAGCTCGGCCACGGTCGAGCGCTTGAAGTCCGTCACGCGCTCCACGACCGACTCGTCAAGCAGGAGCAGGGACGGGATGTTGTAGCCGCCGCGTGCCAGCTTGAGCACGAACTTGCCCGTGGCCCGGTCGGTGTACAGCGACCCATCGATGTGCCGCAGCACGATCGCCAGGAAGTCGGAGAGCTGCTGCTGCTTGTCCCAGAGGATGGACATGCCCATGCCCTCGGAGTATAGCGTGTCGGCGGCAGTCGTGAAGGAGGCGTTGTCCACGTCGGCCTCGGGGTAGCCCATGCCCCAGTCCGGGTCGGTGAGGACCTCGCGCAGGATGTGGGCCGGGTTCATGTCACCGCCGACGTCAGCCTTGGCGGAGTACCACTGCGCGATGCCATCCTGGCGGACAAGGATGCGGGTCGCGCGGATAGACCACCGCTTCAGGTAGGGGTTGTTGCCCAGGTAGCACTGCCGGAACACGAGCCCGAGCACGCGGCGGAAGGCCGGGATCGACGCGCCGAGCTGGCTCTGCAGGTAGGCGTTCCGCCCCTGCGTCGGTGTGCCCATCTCGATGTCGATCGTGCCCGACACGCCGCCCTCGCGCTCGTCGCCGCCAAACAGCTGCGGGGCGTTGACCGAGACGGCGCCGCCGGTGCTGGTGCCGCTCCAGGCGACCTTGCCGCCCACGCTGAACCGGGTGACCTTGTCCACCGGCCCGTGGCACATGATGGCGTGCATGCCGAGGTAATACTTGTACCCTACGGTCTGCGCCTTGCTACGTCCGCCCATTGCGAGCCTCCTCGATTGCTGCGAGGGCCATGCCGTCACCGGTGGCCCTCAGTTCGTCCTCTCCGATGCCGTCCCGCAGGAAGGCGCCGTAGTCCATGTTCCGCCGCGCGAAGAAGGCGCGAACGCCGCCGGAGCAGTAGCCCAGGCGGCGCAGGTCCTCCATCCGCACGACGACCTTGTCGTCCGTCTCCGTCGTCACTTCTTGCCGCCCTTCTTATTGATCGGCACGGCGCGGAAGTGCCCGTACCAGACGATGTTGGGGCCCTCGAGGTCTCGCTCCCCGAACAGGACCGGAATCTCGCGGCCGACCTCGGCGGTCGGCGCCGTCACGTCGCCCAGGCCCGCCGGCTTGGCGTTCTCGGGCTTCGGCATCATCGAGTAGCTGACGACGAGCGCGACGATGAATACTACTATGTACCACCACATTGGAAACCTCCTAGACGATCGAGCTGCCGTCGAACGGGTTCCTGGACGGAATCCAGGGGAATCCCCCGAAGTTGTCCAGGTTGTTGAACTTGGTGTCGCAGGTCGTCCGCAGGTGGTCGCAGCCCGGGTAGAGCTTGACCGTCTGCCCCGTGGCCAGGCTCGCGAGCGGCCTGGACAGGGTGACGACGCCGGACGCGTGGCCGACGATGAAGCGGGACGAGTTGTCGGGGGCGACGAGGATGCCGCCGGTGAACCACCCGCCCGCGTAGATGCCGGCGACCCCTGCGACCTCGACATTGAGGCCGCCCGTCAGGGTCAGCACGGTGTTCTCGTGCTTGTAGAGCTCGCGGTTGACCCCGCAGCCACGGGCGTACAGGACGTGACGGCAGCCGTACTCGAACTTGGCCCGCAGGCCGGGGCGGCGGATGGACGTGTAGACCGGCTCGCACTCGAGCTCGACCTGGGAGTCCGTGGCCTTGGCGGAGAGCACACGGCCCTTCCAGTAGACGACGTACTCGCCGTCCGGGTCGCCCCAGTGCCCGCGCATGATCGTGACCGTCGTTATCTCCTCGGGCGCGAAGCCTAGGAACTGCGAGGCGAACTCGTCGTCCCGCGGGAAGGTCAGCTTCATCCCGTTCTTGAAGATGTCGGTCGACTGCTTGACGCGGTCGCGCTTGATCGGGCTCGGCTTGTAGGTCTGCCCGAGGCGCACGATCTGGTCGGCGCCGCTGATGTAGTTCCAGCGCGAGAGGCCCTGGACGAACTCGTAGAGCTCGACCGGGGTTCCCTGCTGGACGGAGTTCTCGTAGGTTGCGTAGGTCACGCTCAGTCTCCCTCGGGGACCTCGACCACGGCCACGGCGCAGCTCGCGCGCCCCGCGTAGTCGTGGTTGATGTCTGCGTTGTCGGTGTCCAGCCGGACGTGCTTCATGAAGCACACCAGGTCAATGTCCGCCACGGTGAAGGCGACGCCGAACGGGCCCGACATGGCGAGCACCTCGTTGCCGCTCGGGCCCGTGGAGGCCGACAGGACGCGGTTGAAGAGGATCGTCCCGTTGTTGAGGACGACCATGATGTCGGTGGTGCCGTAGTAGAGCGGGTAGCCGATCGGGCGCACCGTGATGCTGGCCGCCGCGCTGCCGACGTTCTCCAGCAGCACGAGGTCGCGGTTCCAGCCCGGCAGCCAGAAGGTGCGCTGCTTGCCGCGGCGGGCGTGGAGCCACTTGCGCATCCGCCACACATCGGCGCGGCTCTGCGGGTCCATGCTGAGCACCTCGGTGCGGTCGGGGTACGCGCGCTCCTGGTCGATGGTGACCGGGCCGGACCCGTTGTCGAAGACGTCCACGCCGCGAGTGATCTTCTCGGACATGTCTGAGAGGACGACGGAGCGGTCCGTCATCACGTCCTTGCCGCGGTACTGCGGGAGGCTGATCGACGCGCCTAGGTCCACGTTGTTGTTCACCAGGAATGCCAGGCGGGCCCGGGTGACAGTGTGCGCCATGCGGCTGAACTCGGTGCCCCGGAGCGTCCTGGCGAACCGGAGTGGCATCACGAACGCGTTCGAGTATGACCGATCGAGCGGCAGCTTCAGCGTGATGCTACCGGCCGTCAGCGTGGTGGTCTCGGCCGCCACGAACTTCTCGTCGTTCTCCCACACCAGCACGATGTCGTTGGCGCGATAGTCGGCGTTGGTTGTGTCGAACGCGATGGACGTGATGCCCGCGAGCAGGTTGCCCACACGGGTCGACTCGGACCAGATGGGGGCGCCGTAGACGCGGTGCGCCCACTGGGTGCTGATCGCCTTGGCCCGCGAGTACTGCTGCTGATCGAGCTGGAAGTCGTACTGCAGGGTCTGGCGTGGCGCCGCGCGGAGCGCCAGGCGCTGCTCGGCCGAGTAGGCCTGCATGACGTCCGTCCGCCACTGCAGCTGCTCGCGGAACTTGGTCTGCGGCACGAAGGGCCACACAACTACGCGGCGGCCGGTAATGCGCAGAGTGGGAGTCTCACCAGGGAAGTGGAACTCATACCCGCCATCGATGACCGGTGCGCCATTCATCGAGATGGACAGAGTGTAGACCCGCGACCCCAGCGCTTTGAAAGTCGTCGGAGCCGGGGCGGGTTCGGCCAGGTCGATGCCATCAAGACCCACATCCGTGATGCTGGAGAGCAGCTTGCCGACAAAGTAGGCGTTCCACACTTCCACCTGACGCGTCTGGCTTGACAGCAAGTTGCCCAGGTCAATAACGCCAGGACGCACGTGGATGCGGTAGTAGTAGTCGTCAAGGAAGGTGGGCATGCGCCACGCCTGCACGGCTGCGCGCGGCTCGACGTCGATCGGCAGGTTGTTCGTGACTGCCGCCACATAGGCGGAGTCGCCCATGGTCCTAGGATCGCGGAACGGGTAGCTCCAGTCGTAGTTGGGCAGCTCGGTTATGCCTGGCGCCTCGTTCGGCTGCGGCTGGCGCCGCTCCGCGAAGTCGACAAGCCCGAGGGTGGTCACTACCGCCATGTCAGGTCACCTTCTTGTAGGCGATGCCGCGCTGGAAGCTGCGGCCGCCCTTCTGGTACCACGGGAAGACCTTCCACGTGTCCGAGCCAAGCGTGAACTCGTCGCCGGGCAGGTAGTTGGTCATGTCCATGAAGCGGATGCCCGGCACGACGCCGAGCGGGTGCAGGTATACGTCCGCGCGGTTCACCGAGACCACGTTCGGTGTCAGGATGCCGACGCCGTTCAGCGGGTTTGGCGACGAGTCCCGCAGAATCTTGTCGTGCACGCCGCCGCCCTGGCAGGACTGCGGCGTCACAGCCGCGGAGCCCGCACGTTGGGAGCTGGCCCAGTTGTCGAATGAGTCGAAGGCGCAGCGCACAAGCGAGCCTACCCGGGTGCCGGTGCAGTCTATGTCGGCACCGCGGAACGGCACCTCCTCGAGGGCGATCGAGGTGTTGTCAATCTCGGCGCCGAGCCACGAGCCCCAGGCGGTCGAGTTGGTCACCGACGCGTCGCCGCCGGTCGCGTAGAAGAAGCGGCCGCCGCCGGCCGAGCCGGAGTTGAACAGGTCCAGCGAGCCGAAGCCGAAGCGCTGGAACGCGCCGGTCGTCACCTCTATCTCCATGTAGATGGTCTTGCTGTCCGGGGCAAACAGGTAGTACGACGGGAAGGGCCCGGTGCTGGTCACGAAGGGCACGTGGCTGGCCCACTGGTCCGAGCCGGCCGTGCCGCCCGTGCGGATCGGGTAGCCGGGCTGGCGGTCCCAGGGGGCGCCTGAGGCGTACCCGTCCGAGCCGTTGATGGAGATGCCGTGGCGCTGGGTCCGGTTCCGGCCGTTGTTGAAGACGGTCTCGTTCTGGTAGGAGCGCATGTTGTAGTAGGCACTGCCCTTCGACAGGCAGAGCTCGCGGCCGGAGCCGACGGTCACCCAGCGGTTGATAGCCCAGCCCTGCGCGATCGCGAAGAGGCGCAGCTTGTCCAGCAGGTCATTGGGGCCAGTGGAGGCCCCGGTCTCGTATGCCATTGTCTTTCCCCTATCAGTCGAGTGCCATTGCCCAGTACTCGTGCACCTCGGTGCGCGTCACGTTCTGGAAGATGACGTAGTTCTTGCCGGCGAAGGTCGTGGTGTTCTCGGCGGCGTTCGAGAAGCCCGAGATGGCCATGCAGCCCTCGAGCTCGCCCCACACAGCGTCCGTCGGATGGCGCTGGTGCAGGATGAGCGGCTGCAGCAGGTAGCCGCCGCCGAGCACCTCGCGGTAGTCGCGCCGAGGCGCCCCGGCGCCGCCGTTGCGCACCGAGGTGGGCCACACGCCGGCACGCAAGCCAAAGCGCGTGAACGGGGAAGACATGGTCTGCGTCATCTCAATTATGGCGTTCGTGCCGCGTATATCGTAGCGCTGGCCGAAGTTGTTCCAGGTGCCGTCTGGCAGGCGCAGGTAGAGCCCGGAGGCCTGCAGCGCCTCGTTGTCACTCCACAAGGCCGGGATGGGGAACACGCTGTGCCGGTAGTGCGCGTAGGAGTAGCGCCACGGGGTCGAGCGGTCGAGGCTCTCCGGTATCAGGGAGCCGCCGACGGCCAGCGGGTACGGGTACTGCGACGGGGTTGCGTAGGGCAGTATGAACCCGAGGTATCCTCCCTCGAAGGACGTGGAGACCTTCACGCCAAAGCTGAAGCTGCGGCCGTTCGCACGGAACCAGTACGGCATCGCCGAGTTCCAGCACGGGACCATTGGCACGTCGAGCGCAGTCGTGGCGAACCAGTTGTTCAGCGCGCCGGGCTGGTTGAAGAAGCTGGTCTCGTTCGGGTCGTAGCCCGTGTAGCCGTTCAGAAAGAGGTTGTACCAGCCGTTCGCGGCGTCGTACTCCGAGCGGATGCCGGTGTAGATGGCGTCGGTGCCGGACGTGCCAGTCGCCTTGAGCAGCACCTCGCTGCCGAAGTGGTTCGCGACGTCGCCGCCGGCGTCGAGCAGCAGCAGGCTCTTCCAGCGGATCGAGCCCGTGGCCCCACCGTCCTGGCGGCGATCGATGATGACACGCCAGTACAGGTGTGACCCCGGGGTGCCGGGCACCGCGAAGTCGCGCGTCTGGTCCATGATGTACGCGGGGTTGCTGCTGACCGTCAGGGCCGTGGTCCAGGTCGAGTTGTCGTCCGAGTACTGGAGCCTGAAGTTCTGCAGCATGCTAGTGTTGCCGGCCGCGTCGTTCGGCGAGCGCAGGCGGACCGTCGCGATGGCCTTGGCAGCCTTAAGCGTTATGGTAACCTGGCTGGTGCCGGCAACATAGCTCGTGCAGGTCGTGGCACCGGTCGTGGAGTTGTTTGGCGCGTCAGAGCCGATGGATCGCGGCTCGTACCGGAAGCTGTGCAGGATACGCCGGTCTGCGTACGTGGCGCTCTCCACCAGGTTGGTGGTGATGCCCGCCACGTTGTCGCGGTATTGGCGGAGCACCTGCCACTGCTGGCTCGCCGCGACGAGCGCGGCGTTGGTAGTCAGGAAGCTCACGATCTTCCCGAACAAGTCCTCCAGGTTGGACGCGGTGCCTACCTCATTTGCCATCTCTATTCTCCTAATCAGTATCCCAGCGATTGCTGGTTGCGTTGCACCACGTTCATGATGAGCTTCTCGCCTTCATCCGTGCCAAGGTAGTCGCCCACCAGACTCGGGTCGAGCACGTTGATGTTCCGGACATTCACCTGCGCCGGTGCTGCCGCAGGAGCTTGTCCACCGTCAGGATAGGTACGGCTGGACAGTTCACGCCCACGCACCGACGCCGGACCACTCACCAGCTCAGGACCATACTCACCTACGATGCCAATCTTGCCAGCAGGAATCTGGCCGCCTTGGTCGTAGGCGCCAGAGAACTGCGAGCCGTTAATCTGGGAGACGATCGACGCGCCTGTGGCTGCCACGCGAGCCATCTCAGCCAGGTTGGCCGGGAAGCCCAACTCTTGGGCTTTGGCGAGACCTGTCGAGATGGACATGGCGGCCTGAGCGACGCTGAACGCCTTACTCACAGCGAATAGTGCCCTGTATGCCTTCGATTGCTCGCCAGCATACCCCTTTGCCAGTCCTGCAAGGCCGTCGAACAGAGTCGCAGCACCTTGGAGCTGGGTCTGGATGCGCTGCGTTTCCATCGCAGCCTGTTCATCGGTGAACCGCTGCTGCAGACGACGCAGGAGGTCCTGACGCTCGGTCTCCGTCACTGCCTCGCTCTCCAGGATTAGAGCCTTCTTGCGTTCATAAGACTGGCGAAGCGATTCCTCTTCCGTGAGGAGGGAGTTGTATAGGCTGTCCCTCTCTGCTTGCCGCTGTTTCTCGATGTCGGCCAGGGCCTTGGTACGATCCTCTGCAGTCCGAGCTTCCAAGTCGGTGCGCAGCTGAGAACCTTCCTCAGTGTTCTTGCGGATAATCTCCATCCGCTTGTCGTAGGACTCCTGGATGACCTCTTCCTGGGTACGCAGCGAGGAGCGCAAGCCTTCCAGCTCGGCGCCACGCTCATCTTCCAGCTTCTTGAGTTGCTCTGCCCGATCAGCGTCAAGACGCTTCATCAGGTCAATGCGGAGTTCGCTGCCTGCTTTGGTGTTCGCCTCAATGATCGCCTTGCGCTTCTCATAGGAGGCCGCGATGGACTCCTCTTCAGTACGCAGAGACTCCTGCAGAGACTTGAACTCGTTCTCTTGTTGCTTGCGCTTCTGTTCGGCCGCTTTGGCGGCAGCCTTGTCAACGGAGTCACTCGGCTTGGACGACCTACCCACCTTGTACTGGGCCAGGCGGTCAGTGCCTGCGTTGGCCTTCTTCTTAGCCTCAGCTGCGGCATCATACTCGGCACGAAGACGAGAGGCTGCTGCCACCTGGTCATCGCGGGCCTTGACAGAAGCATCGCGTTCCTGCAGGGCTGCATCCAAGCTATCCAACCGCGCGGACTGGATGGCCTTCAAGCGATTCTCCAACCGCCGGCCGACGCCGGCAACCGTGTCATCGTTGAAGATGGCCGCAACGCCATCCTTGAAGGCGCCAGCGTAGGCCCTCACACGGGCAAGGCCGGCTGCGACCTCCACCGTCATGATCTGGATGAAGGCACGAACGGTGGAAGGCAGGTTCTTGAAGGCACCAATCAGGGAGTCTACGGCTCCCTTGCCTTCGTCTTCCCACTCGCCGAAGCTGTCCTTGAGGAACTTGGTGACAATCTCGACGGTGCGCTCAATGTCATTACCCCAGGTGTCAAACTGCACCGTGATGGACTTCAGGTAAGCCTCTAGCTCACCCGATGCGAGCATGTCGTTCAGCTCCTGGAGTGCATCCGTCGCGAGCCGTACGGCTGCCTCGATTGCATCGCCCACGCCGCTCTGAGACACGTTGCGGAAGAGAGCATCCCAGGTGTCGCCCAGGTTGGCGATGGCGCCGTCCAGGGTATCCATCCGGCGCTCCATAGCACCGGCAAACTGGTTTTCACCCAGAGCTGTCAGGTACTGTTCAATCTCAGAGGCGTTGTTCCCGATGGTCGTCTTGACCCCCTGGAACGTGAAGGTGACCTTGCCCCCCTCCTGCTTGGCCTTGATACCGAATTCTTTCAACCGCTCGAACTCACCAGTGGCAGCATCGGCCACCGCTTCGATCATTTGGTTGAGGCCTTTGCCCATCGCACTGGCAGTGTTGCCGTACGACATGAGGGCGCGCTCACTTGGCGTGAGGCCCAGGTTGACCAGCTTGGTGAATCCCTCGACCGCCTGGTTGAGGTCATACGGTGTCTTCTGAGCGAAGTCTGATAACGCCTCAAACGCTTGCGCGGCCTTCTCGCTAGAACCGGTCGCGGTGACCAGACCAGCGTTCAGGACGTCAAACTCGCGTTGGACACTCACCAGCTTGGAAAGAGCTGCGCCCGCTGACCCGACAGCGGTCAGCGGGCGCAGCAGCTTGGAGAAGGCTCCGGTCAAGCCGGATGTGGCGCGCTCGGCTGAGCCGCCGGAGGACGAAAGCCCCCTCAGGCGCCGGTCAGCTTCCGACACCTGCAGGGACTCTACGCGAATTGCTAGGCTAGCTACGTCGGTTGCCATGCTGCACCTTCCAGAATATACGGTCGAGGGACTTAATCAGCTCGGCCTCCCAACCCTGCAGACGCTTCCCCGTCATGCTGGACCAAGACTGCAGCTCGGTATACGTCAGCGGCTCACCCGCAAACACCTCCCGGAACCACTCCCAAACATACCGAAGCTCCTCGGGGAGCTCCGGCGCATTTTCGAGCTGAGGCGGCTTGCGCTTCAGCGTCTTCCAAACCTGCATGAGAGAAGCACGCAGGGACTGTTTTGAGCCCTTAGGGATTAGGTCGAGCCGGAACTCGTGCTCGGCGAAGGCTGCGAGCTGTTCGACCGCCCCACGAAAAAAAGTGCCCGCTTGCTCGCTGCCAAGTCGATGGCGTCCATGATCTGCGGAGCCTCCTGGAAGAAAGCATCGACTGCATCAGCCGTGCATTCCTGCGGGAAGCTCCAGGCGCAAACCAGGGACGCGATCAGACGGCGCTTGCTCTTGGCAATCTCCGCTGCCCGCTCCTCGCGAGACTCGATACCGGCGATGCGGAAAGCGTCACGCTTGGACTCCGCCTCAGCAGCGCGGAAGGCATCAGAGTCGACGCCCAACACGCGCACCCAGTGCTCGCTTTTCTCCCCGGTCGGGAGGTACAGCGGAAGCTGCACTCCCTCGTTGGCCACGCCGCGCGTGAAGAAGGCATTCATTGCGGGAGTTGTCGCCCCCGCGGCGTTGTTATTGTCAGTCATTATGCAGGCACCCTTTCGATCTGGATGTTTGTGGAAGTTGCCGCGTTCAGGAGAGCCTGGAACGGCATGCTCAGGGTAATGGGACCCTCGCCCTCAACGTCAGGCTGACCGCCGTTGTACTTGATGCGCGGCAGCGTGAAGATGTACTTGTTGCCAGCGCCGTCCGGCAGCTCGAACACGATGTTGGACTCGGTCTCGTTGATGAACTTGTCCAGCAGGAGCGAGTTCTCGAAGTACGCCGTGATCTGACCGGAGCAGTTCGAGCGACCGATCGACGGCCGGATGGACGCCTTCGACCCGACCACGAAGCGAGCCTCCAGGCCGTTCTCCACGTTCAGCTGAATCTCCGTGATAACGGCAATCGGCGTACCGGCCTCGTTGAGGGTACCGGTGAACGAGTCGAGCGGCGAGGTGGTAGTCGGTGCAGCGTAAGTGGCGCCAGCCACGATGGCCGTGTCCGTGGTCATGTTCTGACCGAGAACACCGAGGGTGCCGGTAATCATCGCGTTGGCGCTGATCGCCAGGGCCAGGGTGTTGAACTCGACGCCAGTGAAGCGATGGTACGGCTTGTCGATGGTGAGGATGTCACCGAAGAAGCGTTCCACCGTGAACGAGCGGCGAACCGTGCCAGCCTTGAGGATAGCGCGGAGGCTATTCACCTGACGACCAGCCGCAGCGGCTTCCGCCACCATGGTCTGGCCTTCAAGCGCGGTCAGCGTCATCACCGTAGCCGTCAAGGCCGAGATGCGGAAGCGCCCGTTGTTGCCAGCGTTGGTGAAGCCACTGTTGATGACCACATCGTTGACTGCGAAGCCATCAGTCAGGAAGGAACCAGCCGAGCGGGCCACCGTGCCCACGGTTGCTGAGAAGCTCTGCGCGCCAGTGGTCTTGGTCGAGGTCCAGGTGCCCAGGAGCACAGCTTCCAGCAGGTCATCGAAGCTAGCAAAGCTCAGCTCGATGTTAATGTCGCCCCCAACTTGGTAGGCGCCATGGCGGAAGTCAGCAATCTGGCGATCGTCGCGAATCTCCTCGGACTGCAGGGATTCCTTCGACAGACCCAGGGTCGTGCTGGTGTGACGAATCGGCTTGAAAGCCGGAGTAGCCGGCGTCGTCCCGTAGGTCGACTCGGCGACGTAACGCATGGAATGGCGGCTGCCGTTTGCCATGATGTGTGCTCCTTAAAGTGAAGATCAGTTGCGGGACACCCGAGCAAACCAGGTGACAGTCATGCTCACGCGATACCACCCATCGACTTCCCGCCCGCGTGAGCGGCCGCAAGAAGCCACCGTGAGCTCGACTCCCGAGTGAGCAAGTCGCTTGCCCGCTTTGAAGAAGTCTGTCAGCTCGTCCGCCTTGGCCGTCACGGCCGCCTCGCCGGTCATCAGCGGGTAATTCAGGTCGATCTGCAGGAAGCCGTCATGGCCATCCTGACCCTCGTCACCAAGCGTGGCGACTGAAGGCTGGTTCATAAATACGAACGCCGCTGCCCATGGACTCTGGTCAGTCGGCTTGTCGAATGGAGCGTTTTCAACGGCGTACGGAAGGCCGAGCGGGGAGTCTTCCACTCCCTGCATCAAAGCCTTCCGCAGTCCCGCGTACGGGTTCACAGCCATATCCTCGCTCCTATCAACGTCCCAAAGCCGCAGCCTTGGCACTCACAATTCTTTGCCACTGAGCAAGATGCCGTCGCACCATGCCTTCGGGCGCTTGCCTGCTCCAGCCTTCGTACTCAATACGCTCGGCATAGGGCAGGTTGTTGGTAAACCAGACAACATCTGCCAGGCTCCCCAGGTTGGCCATGGCTTCCGCCAAGGCCGCTGCTCCGCTCGGGTCATCTCGGCTAATCTCGGACCCAGCAGGCGAGTTGATGGTCGTCTGCCAGTTACCGCGAAGCCGACCGGTATCAACCGGCGTGGCCATAATGACCAGCTTGAACAGTTCCAGCACCGAGGCCCTACGCACCTTATCGACCTTGTCCAGCGCCTTGATGCCGAAGCCCCTCAGCTGCGACTCGAACCGGCCTGCCACGTCGTCACCTCCGCAGCTGCAGGGCGTGCACCACCGCGGTGCCCGCCGGATTGACCGAGTTCACGTCGACGACCGCCCACGTGACGCCTGAGGCCTCGGCGAAGACGTCGCCCTGCTTGGGCTGCACGCTCGCCTGCACGTAGGCCTGCCGGTCGCCGCGCATGATGGTCTCGCCGTCCACCAGTTTCTCCTCGTAGTCAACGACAACGCCGATGACCTCGAAGACTTGCGGAGCTCCTCCCGTCACAGTCCCGTTCACCGGGTCAACCGTGACAGGCGCTCCAGCCCTGCGAAGTTCACAATCCTGGCCGAACTCGGCCAGGAGCGCGTCCACAGTGTCCTTCAAGCCAGCGTAGTCGAAGGTAGCCATCGTTAGGCCCTCCCGAGTTCACTGGAGTTGCTCGACCCGATCAAGCCTGCAGCTTGCAGGGTGAGGGTGACCTCCGGGTAGTCAGGAGTGGAGGCCGAAGCAGATGCTCCCACCGACTCGCTGTATTTGGTTTGCACCTTGATGGGCCCAACCTCTTTGAGAGACTCGATGACCTTGCCGCCCGAAGCGTCGAAGGTCGGGTCCGGCATCAGAGGCTTGCCCGTCAGTGCGCGGTTCGCCATCATGCAGGTCGCAGTGACCAGCGCGGGCGGCAAGCCACGCAGGAAAGAAGTGACGCCGCCACGGGGCCATTGAGTGCCCTGCAGCCGGCGAATCTGGTAGCCGACCCACTTGTACCGGCCATCCAGGTAGGTCGTCGCATTGACGATGGCTGCCTGGAGCTCGGCATTTGTGCGGGCCGTGAGGTCTACCCCACGGTCCATCCAGTAGGCGCGTACCGTTGTCGGGTCAGTGTAGGCATTTGCCCCGTCCACTGTTCCGTCGTTATCTTGAGGAGTAAAGGCCATGTCTCAGCCCTCACTCAATCTTCAGGTCTGAAGCGCTCTCAGCGAGCACTTGCCCCTGGTCACGCCAGTCCGCGCCGGTCACCGCGGCGATGACGCCATTGGTGGCCTTGCGGATGGTTACTTGCCCACCCGGAGGAACCCGGACGGTCTGTTGACCAGCCGGGGCCTTCGGGGGCGTGGCGGGAGCCTGGCCCGCCGTCGTACGCGGCTTGGTCATATCGCTGCTAGTGTAGCGGGCCATGGCTGTTCCCTCCCTTACTGCTTCGCTGCACGCGCCTTGGCGCGGGTGTAGCCTTCGGCCACGGCGTTGACTTCGTCGCGGGCAACCTTCTTGCCGATGAGCTCGCTCAGGTGCTCGAGGTTCGGCAGGTTGTTCGACGTCCAGTGGGCATCGGTCTCGGGGTCGAGCTGACCGATCGCTTCAGCGAGGCTCGGCTTGCTGTCCGGAGCGCCATTCGGCTTGTTCTGGTCAGCACCGGTTGTCTCGGTGGATGCAGCACTGCCTTGCGGGCCTGCTTGATCGCCCGAAGCGTCCTGGCTCGCCTGAGCTTTGACAAGCTCACGCACTTTGGCCTCGTCTTCGGCTGTGAAGAGCTCACCGAAGTACGCGCTCATGGCCTTGACGACATACTCGGAGTCGGTCTGATAGCCAGGCAGCTCGGAGAGAGCTTTGTCCAAGTCGGCGCGGAGGGGGCCAGTGCGCTCGCTGCGCAACTGCTCCAGCTCGGCCTTCTCAGCCGGGACGGCGCCGTAGAACTCCAGGACACGCGCCAACGTGGCGGCTTGGCCTTCGGAGCCGGCGTAGGTGAACTCGCCATCAACGAACTCGTGTCCATTGACGACCATGCTGCGACCGGCGTGCGGGCCGATCAGAACGAACTTCTGGGTGACTGATGCCATGATCTTTTCTCCTTCACATGGGTATTCTGTAAACCACGAGACCCCGCTGGTTTCCCAGCGAGGTCTTGCGGGCGATTAGCCGACAGTCGTCAGCAAGACCGGAGCGGCAAGCCCCGGGGTCAAAGCCGTCACGGTGGCGTCAGACCAGACGCCAGCCGAACCACCAGCCGCTGTGGCGGCTGCCGCACGGGCGTTGGCGTCGGCTGCCACGTCGTCTGCCACCACAATGACTGCGTTGACTTTGTTGTTAAGCGTCTGGCCTGTGCGCGAGGGCGACAGGCTGACGAGGTACAAGGCGTTGGCCATGTGGAATCCTCCGATATGCGCCCGCCGGCATGTAGCCGGCGGGCTGACCTGTGGACCCGGCTAGAGATTAGCCAGGGATGACGCCCTTCAGCACAGCGAGACCCTTCTCGCTGAACAGAGCCAGACCGCAGTACCACACCACGCGGGTGATGGACTCGTCCGCATTTTCCTTCTCGCCGACTTCCTTGATGTTGATACCGGCCGCCTTCTCGGCGGTCAGACCGGCGATACCGTGCGAACGGCTGCCGTCATCGAAGGTACCCGCGAACACCGAAGTGGCGTTGCTCGCGGAGCCCTGGGTCTGCGTGATGGGAATCCAGTCATTGCGGAAGATCGGGATGCCGCGGTAAGCAGGCACCTGACGACCGGAGGCCATGGTGTAGACGTCGCCCGACGAAGTGCCACCCAGGCTGCGGAGCAGCGCGAGGTACTTGCGACGGGTGCGGCTGTGCATCATCAGGTAGTCCACCTGACCGTCCTTGTCGGTCACCAGGTCGATCAGCGCATCCAGGTCCTCGAAGGACAGGGCTGCACCGTTCGCGGCGCCGTTGTTGGCGGTGATGGTCTGACCCGCAGCGACCAGGCCGAACAGGCCAGCCATGTTGCTGGCGGTGGCGTCACCGTTAATCATCTGTTCCTGGTACTTGCGACCGGCCGACTTCGCCTTGGAGGCGATCTGCACCGCCTTCTGGTCGTTGCCGTCGCCGGAGCGAGTGGCCTGGATCAAACCGTTGACCTCGGCGTCGCCGATGATCGTGGTCAGGGTGGACGTCACTTGCGTGAAGGTCGTAGCGGCCTTCGCGACGATGGTCGAACCCACGCCCGCGGTCTGCACATTGCCCAGCACGTTCTCGCGGTTGTACGCGAGGGCGTTGCCGTCGATGCCGTCGAAGGGCAGCAGCTCAAACATCTCGTTGACGGTGATGACGTTTTCAATGACACCCGCGACGAGTTCGTCCTGGGACAGCTTCGCCGATTCGGCGAGGGTAACGGAAGGCATGTTGATTCTCCTAACAGAGGTTGAGGTTTGCTTGGTTTGGTGCCGGATCGCCCGACGATTCGACCCCGGGCCAGGCGTCACGCCTCTGCTGGGTCAGCGAGCGCGGTTCGCGGATGTACTCCGCGCTCGCACGCTATGGTCGGGAATATGCCAAGACGGCGCGGGACCGTAACCCCATGAACCAGCGCCAGCGCGCCCGATCTGGACCGTCTGAACCCCGTGAAGTGCCAGGTCCGTACGGTGAAAGCCTTGCGCACCAAGGACTTAGGGCCTTTTCGAGCCGTACGAGCCTTGGAGCTCGGTTTGCGCCAGGAAAACGGTCGGCCACTGACTTCGGGGGAGGTCGGCCGCGGCGCTGCCGAGGTCCAGAAGCCCTAGATGGCCTAGAAGTCCTTGTCCGGCTTAGAGAATCAACCACTTAGAGCCTTATATAGGGTTTAGATTGCCTTAGATTAAAGGATAGATAAAATAAATAGAAAATAATTGCTTGAAGGGGCTCCCAAGCTGGGAGAAGCCTGCCATAATCATCCCATCGACACGACGAACTGCTGGAGACCAACATGACCATCGTACTTCTTGCCTGCGTACTGACCGGCTGGTACATCGGCCGCGCGGAGGGGCTCCGTGGACCGCCGCAGAGGAGCGCGACCTGCTGGCCGCTGCCGCCCGCTGCACCGACCTGTCGTTCCTCGCCTCCGCCCACGGGCGGACCGAGACCGCAATCGCCTGCCGCCTCGAGCAGCTGGGCTACGACCGCGGCGTCCTCGCCGCCATGGACTTCGCCGACGTCGAGCTGCGCGTTCTAGCGCAGGTCGTCGGCCCCACAACCAAGCAACAAGGAGCAAAGAAGATGAAGATGACCGCCAACCGCCTGATGACCCTGCTCGCCGTGTACCGCGGCACCTACGAGAACGAGCTCAAGGTCGGCACGTCCGGGCCGGACCTCGCGAGCCTCGTGGCCGAGGGCCTCGTGACCGTCAACGGAGACGGGCGCCGCCCGTCCGTGACCGAGGACGGCTCCGCCCTCGTCGACTCGCTGCTGGGCCGCTCCTCGACGTCGGGCGGCACCGCCAGCACGAGCTGGAACGCCTCGCGCAACACCAGCGCGCTCGACGACCAGCGCTTCTTCCTCGTGTCCTCGGGCGACGCCATGAAGGGCGGGCCGCACGGTCGCCCGCAGCTGAAGAAGCCGCCCACCACAGTCCAGTCGTCCTACCGTGACGCCGAGCGCGAGGCCTCCCGCCTCGCCGACCTGAGCCGCGGCGAGAAGTTCTTCGTCCTGCAGGCCGTGTCGGTGCACGAGGTGCAGCCGGCTCCGGCGACGTCGCGCCGCCTGTGATATGGCAAAGAAAAAGGGGAGCCGTAGCTCCCCTTTTTCGTGTCGCCGTGCCTCAGCGGCGCTTCGCAAACATTGGTTGCCAAAGCGCCAAGTCATGCCCTATACTAGCCGTCAATATCGATAAGGAAAATGACTTGAAAACTAGGGCGCAAGTAGTGACTGACCTGCTAGTGTCGGGCATAGATAATCTTGACGAGCTGCATGCAAAAGCAGAAGCAGAGCTTGGGCAATCCTTATCCCGTAAAGTGCTAAGGGATTATAGGTCAAGATTCAAGCGTTTAGGTCCAAATTGGGCTTCGTTGGTCTCTGCGCAAAACGCAGAAACCCACCGAGTAGCAAGCACACGATGGAAAGCAGCCAACACCGCCCGTAAGTTACTACACCAATGTCGGGCCTCTGCTAAGTATCGCAAGCATGAGTGCACAATAACTGAAGAGCTGCTTAATGGGCTCCTTCAAGGCATGACATGCTCAGCAACCGGTCTACCATTAAGCCTTAAATGGAAGGGGCCCAGTGGTACTAACCCCTGGGCCCCTTCAGTTGACCGTCTCGACAATTCACTTGGCTATGTGCCAAGCAACGTGCGAATAGTATGCTGGGCCTTTAATAACATGCGCGGCGACTTTCCTGACGAAGTCGTAGAGACCCTCGTCAGGGCTTACGCTGCCAAGCTTTAACGCCGTTTTGCAAGTCCTGCCGCGATCTTCTCGGTCGGGGACAGGTTCTGGCGCTGCGGGTTCGGCTTGCCCTGCGTGGTGCCGGGCTTGACGCCCGAGCCGCTCGGGGCCTCGCTCTCGAAGGCGCGGCCGAAGGTCGGGCTTGCCTTCATCTCCTTGACCAGGTCCTCGACGGTCATGAAGCCGCCGGAGGCGTTGCCGCGCGGGTCGCCGCTCTCGTCGACCACGCGGACGACGTACTCCTCGCCCTCCTTGATGACCTTGGTCTTGGCCTGGATGTGCGGCAGCAGGAGCTCCGGCACGCCCTTGTGGCCGGCGATCGCCTGCACGGCGGCCGTGGTCACCAGGTACTTCTGGAGGGTCTTGCTCATGTTCTGGAGCTCGCCGTCCTTGCCCTGCAGCTGGGTCTGGAAGCCGCGCTCCAGGTCCTTCTTCATCTTGTCCCAGTTGACCTTGCCGTCCTTCGACTCGCCGATGACGCGCTCGACGGCCTGGCGGAGGGTCTCCGGCGAGGCGGCGTCGTCGCCCTCGAGGCCGAGCAGCTGGCCGACCGCGGCGAAGCCCGACAGGTCAGAGCGGTTGCGCTTGGCCTCGTCGGCGTCGCGGCGCGCGGCCTTGAGGGACTTGTTCAGGCCGTCGATCGCGCCGGCGGTGCCCTTGAAGCTGTCGTTCAACACGTAGCCGCCCTCGCCCTCGGCGTACAGGCCGCGGAACTGCTCGGGCACCTTCTCGATGCTGTCCACGGTGGGGTTCTTAAGGAACTCGAAGTCCATCATTCTCTCCTTCTGCGCGTCACGCGCGGTTGTCGGGCATCTCGCCCGGGTTGGTGTATCGCCGGCACCTTATCGCGGGCACCGGCTCATCGGGAACCAGCATCCAGCTCAGAGCGAGCCAGGTAGCTCAGCTCCAACGTACTTTCCGAGGGCGTCATACCACCCCTCCTTTGTCACAGGCCCTCCGGCCACGGCCTCGAGGTCGGCCAGCGCCACCTCGCCGCGGGCCGTCGACCCGTCCTTCCAGCGCGTCAGTGTGAAGACGCGGCCCAGCAGCACCTGGTACAGCAGCTCGGGCGCCGCGTCCGGGTCGTCAGGCACGCCGGGCGCAAAGGACGTCTTGTCCTCCCAGTCCGGACCGGGCTCAAAGCTCCGGTCCTCGTTCTCTCCAGCCATATCAGACCTCCGTCACAGTTATCACGTACTTGCCCTTGTCCTGCACCACCTCGTCGACCCTGAAGCGCGTGCCGGGCATGAACAGCACCTCCCGCTCTCCGGGGTACTTGGAGAAGGTCGACACGTTCACGCCAGTCTTCCCGTTGATCTTCAAGTACACGTTGCCGCTGAAGGCGGCCTGCTCGCCGTAGGAGGACGACACGAAGGCCGAGTCCTCGACGATGGCCCCCTTGTGGTACGTGCTCAGCACCTTCTGCAGCCCAGCCTGCCCGAAGTTCATACCGCGCGCCGAGCGCCCAACGTACTTGGGCATCTTTGCCAGCCCGTGCTGCGCGGCGTCTACGTACGCCTGCAGGTGCGGGTCCGACGCATACCGGCCGGAGCGCAGGGCCTCGTTCAGCACGCGGTAAGCGCCGCCAGTATACGACCGGATCGCTGCCGCCTCCTCCGCCGTTAGCTCGGGCAGGCCCAGGCTGCGCTGCTGCTCGTTCATGGAGCTCAGCTTGCCGGCCTCCACCAAGCCAGCGTACTTACGCAGCCCAGCAGCGCGCTGCTGGGAGTTGAACCGTGGCGGCGGAGGCAAGCCCTCGCGAGGAGTCGCGGCCGGGCGGACCGGCGTCATGTCAACAGAAGACGGGGACGGTGAGGACGTCGCGGCCTTCGCCGCGAAGCCTGCGGGCTGCGGCGTCGTCCCGACCTTCGACAGCTCGTAGCCCGCGGCCTCCTTCAGCTTGACCTTGGCGGAGGCGGCCGGCTCGTAGCCCGCCATCTGCTTGACCAGCTTGTTGGTCTTGACCGGGCCGTACCCCGCGACCTTGGCCTTCTTGTAGGCCTCCAGCGCTGCCTTGCCCTTGGCGTCCAGGCCCGCAATGAAGCCCTCGAGCTTGGGGTTGGCGGTATAGCCCTTGGGCGCGGCGAAGGCAGCGTCCAGGTAGGGCTTGCCGGCCGCCTTCGCTGACGCCACCTGGTACTTTGCCAGCTCCAGGAGGTCGGACGCGCCGGGCTCCTGGATCAAGCCGAAGACCGACTGCATGGCGTTGTAGGCGTCCTCAGTGGAGCCGCCCGCGGCGACGACAGACTTGACCTTCTCGAGGGCCTTGGTCGACACGGAGCCGAGCTTCTGCCCCAGGAGCTTCGGCGGCGCCACCGGGCCGGAGACCGCAGCCTTGACCGTCGACTTCTCCGCCAGGGTGCTTGCCTTGGCATACCCGTCGGGGTCGGCCTTCTTCCAGAGGCTCTTCCAGGTCGCGACGGTGCTCGGCTTGACCTGCCCGGCGTTAAGCGGGAACATCTTGTCCAGCGTCGTCGCCACGTCCGAGTTGCCCATCACTCCCTGCTTGAGCAGCTCCAGGCCCTTGGCCTTCAGCTCCGCCGCCGTCAGCTGCACGGCCGAGGGAACCGCGGCCACGGCCTTGGGCGCAGCAGCTGCTACCTCCGCGCTGGCCGGTACGGGCGCGACGTCAGGTATGACCTTCGGCTGCACCACTGGACCCGCCGCCTTGTTGGGCAGCAGGCCGTCCTTCTTCAGCTGGGACTTGTAGCTCTGAATGGACGCCAGCTTGGTCTTGGCCTCAGGGAACTCAGCGAGCACGGACTTGAGCACCTGCTCGTCAGGCATACCCTGCTGCAGCAGCGCCTTGGCCAGGGAGCCCACCGTCGTGTGCTTGCCTGCGACCTCGAAGGGCAGCACCGGCCCGCCGGGGATAGGCACCTTGGCCGTGGCGGCAGGCATTGGGAACTTGTCCGCCATCGCCTTCTTGGCCGCCTCGATAGCAGGGCCGAAGGCCTTGTTGAACTCCAGGGCGCTCAGACCCTGGGACGTCAGCGCGCTCGGGCTCAGCGCCTGAGCGTAGACCTCGGCGACGAGCTCGTCTGCGCTGCTCAGGTAGTACGAGTAGAGCTTCCGGGCATCCGGAGGCAGGCCCTTCGCCGAGGCCTTCACGGCCGCCAGAACGTCGTCAGGCAGCAGCAGGTCGTGCTGCTTGTGCAGCAGGTGGCCGAGCTCGTGCGCGGCAGCCTGCTGGGCCTGCGCCGTCGAGACAGCTGCCAGCTTCTTGCCGCTGAGCATCACTCCCTTGCCGGCCTGGTAGTAGCCGTAGGCGCCCGGCACGCCGTCGAGGTCCTCCACCACGGTAGACCACTGGCCTCCGATCGCGTGCTTGACGTTAGCCGGCAGCGCCTGCTCCAGGTTCTCCACGACCGCCTTCGCGTTCTTGGCCTGGGCCAGCCCGCCAGTGGGCACCTTACCGGCCTCCGGCAGGCTCAGTGCACCCGCCTTGTTCAGCTCGGACTTGTAGGAGGCAATGGACGCGAGCGAGGTGCTGGCATCGGGGTACTCCTGCTTGATCTGGTCCAGCACCTGCTGGTTGGAGAAGCCCTGCTGCAGCAGGGACTTGGCCTTCAGGCCGACGCCGGGCTGCACCACGTTGAGCTTGTCCCCCTCCAGCTCGGCCTTGAGCCGCTGCAGCGAGTAGGGCTTGCCCTTCTCGTCCACGAACTTGTCGAGCGGCATGCCGTCGCGGAACAGCTGGGCCTTGCCCTTGCCCAGGACGTCGTCCTGGAACTCCTTGGACTGCCCGCGCAGCCACTTCTCGTAGTTGGTGGAGGTCGGCGCCTGCCCGATGTTCTCGTCGGCCCACTTGTCGCGGCGTGCCTTGATGGCCGCGCGGCGCTCCGCCTCGCTCATGCCCTTCCACTTGTCGCCGGCCGCCTCGCGCGCCTTGGCACGGAAGTCGACCTCGCGCTGGGCCCTTGTGCGGGTGTCGGTGATCGTGGGCCGGTCGCCCACAATCTCCTCGCCGGCAAGTACAGGCGCCACGGTCGAGCGGCAGTTGGGGTGCGCCGGTGGGCGCGGCCCCTTGTCAATCGGGTAGACCTCGCCGTCGCGCGACTGGCACACCGGCGAGGTGCGCCCGTCCAGGGTGGCAACCCACCGGACGCCGCTGATGATGTCGGCATTGGCGTCCCAGGTCGCTTGCCGCGCGGCCGTCGAGACGTGGTTCGCCGACGTGCGGGCGATCATCTCTGCCTCGCGCCGGGTGATGTCGAGGACGCCGTCCTTGTACCCGTTGGCCTTGGTGCCGCGGATGCGCGCCACCAGCTGATCGTTGGTCTCGCCGGCCAGGATGCCGAGGCGCATCTGCTGCTCGATGCGGGAGACGTCGTTCACGGCCATCTTGCCAAGCCAGCCTTCGAGCGGCACGCCATTGATGGGGGAGCCGGCCACGGCCTTGAGCGTGGCAACCGGCACCGATGCGAAGGGCACTGCCACGGGCGTGGCGCCCTGCAGCATGGAGGTCTCCCATTCGGCCTCGGTGGCCGCCAGGCCCTCCATGTCCTCCTCCAGCTCGGCCTTGATGCGCTCGGCCACGGCGGTGCGGAGCCGCCGCACGTCCGCCAGCATGGCACGGAGTCGTGCCTCGCCGGCCTCGGTCAGGTTGCCCGCCTGGATCATCGCCACCAGCTCCGCGTCGCTCTCCGCCAGGATCGAGGCCGCCTTGTTGGCCTCGCCCTGGGAGAACCTCAGGAGCTTGATCTGGTGTCTGATCGTCGAGTCCAGTATCTCCTCGTTCGCGGTTTTAGCCATTCATCTTCTCCGCCAAGGCTAGCGCTAGGCGCAAGACCGTCTCACCGGCCCAATCACTCTTAGCCAAGTTATAGGCCCAGCAGACTAGCCGCACGTTATCCATAGTATACCCGCCGGCCGAGTCGATGCGGTCGACTGATGGGCCCCATGGGTTAGTACGCCCTTCCCCGTCCCATTCGTAAGAAAGCGGGATATCGGTAACCGAGCATACCATTGGAGCCAGCAGCTCAGACAAGAAGTCTTCCGTAAGATCAAAAGGGCGGCCTGCTTTAATGGCCGAGTTGTACAATTTCTTGAACCAATACTTGGAGGCCTTGCCCTGACGATAGCGCGCAGTGGTAGCGGCGACCCGTTCTTTATGGTACTCCCTGTTATTGGCGTGCCACCGCTGGCTGGCCTCTCGGGCCTTCTCACGGTTGGCCTCCCGCCACTTCCGATTCTTCTCCCGGAAGTAAGCGAGCTGCTCTTCAGTCATCTTCGCCATGGGTTACTCCTGGGCCGGAGGCATGCCGGACGGAGGCATGCCGGACGGAGGGCCCTCCTCCTCTTCCTCGCCGGGCTGTGCAGCGCCGGGCTGGCCGCCCGTGCCGTTGCCGCCGTTGAACATGTCGCCCATGGTGTTGGCGGACTCCTCGGCGAGCAGCTCCGCGTCGGCCTCCTCGTCGAAGTCGTCGGACAGGACGGAGCGCTTCTGCATCTCATCCAGCAGGGTCTTGCGGGAGATGTCGCGCTGCGCCCTCATCTTGAGCAGGGCGTCCAGCTCCACCGCGTCCACCTCGCTGAGGTCGACGTCGGCGTTGATCCGGACCGAGCCTCCCTCGTCGAGGCCGAGCCAGTCGGCCGTGTACTGCATGGCCAGCTCGACGCAGTCCTGGAAGTCGCGCACGGTGGACGCCAGGTAGGACGAGGACTCCGCGGAGTCGAGTGCCCGGCCGGTAGCCGTCTGGTCGCCAGGGCGCTTCCGCATGAACTCGGCGCCGTAGGTCGCCATCTGGTCCTCCAGGGAGGCCAGGTCCTCGGCACCAGACTTGATGGCCGCGCCGGTGTGCTCGACGTAGTACCACTTGCCGTCGGACGCTTCGGTCGTCAGGAAGTTGTTGGGGCCGATTGTCACCTTCTGGTCAGCGGGTACGCCGGAGGCCGCGAGCAGCGGGAAGCGGGAGACGGTCAGGACGTTGCGCTGGTCGCTCGAGGACTGCCAGTGGGCCACGTTGAGGTGAGCTAGGTCGGTGAGCGGAGGCTTGCACTCCATGAGGCCCGTGCGCTTGCCGGCGTAGAACGTGACGAGCGGCACGTACCCGAGGGCAGTCGTGCCCTCGTCCTCGACGTGCCACTCCTCGCCCTTCTCGTCTGGCGCCCAGAGCTCCCACCGGCCCGGCTCGAGGACGCGGACGCGGGTCACCTCGACCTCGTCCCAGCCCACGCGCTCGACGGTCGTCTCGCGGATGCGGACGTGGGTCAGGACCTCGCGGCCGTTCACCACCATGGAATAGGCGGCGATGAGGCACTCGGGCTTAACGTGCGCCCAGTACGGGCGGAGGCCCTCCTCGCGGTCGTCCGCCAGGGTGCGGACCACAGGCTCGCCGGTCTCGGGGTCGACTCGCTTCTCGGGGGTGGGGTGCTCGACGAGCACGTGGGACAGGCCCTTGCCCCAGCCCTCGCGGAACCAGGAGCGGCAGAAGGCGTGCAGGTTGTTGCCCTGCATGTCGACGTCCTCGGTGAGCTCCTCGATCTGGGAGGGGACGTCGTCGCCCAGGACAACCTGCTCGCGGAACGGCTTACCCGCGATGGTGTCCAGGGTCTGCTCGGTCATGTTGAGCAGCGTGGCCCGCGCCAGGCGGGCCTCGTAGTTCTTGTTGGTCTCGTTCTCGTACTGGGGCAGGAAGCCCCGGCCGGCGTCGCGCATGGCCTCGGTGCCGCCCAGGAGGACGTCGATCATGCGCCAGCGCGGGTACATCCGCTGGTAGGCAGACGACGGGGTTGCCACCGTCGGCTTCTTGTTGGGGTTGTCTGCCATGGCGGGCTCCTGTTTCGGTGGCGTACGTAGATGACCGCGATGGTACCTCGTAAGCCGCCGAACAGGAGCCAGCGATCTAGGCGTCGTCCGGGTGCCGCTCGCCCAGGAAGATGGGGAAACGCGGAGCCTCCTTGGAGCCGATCGGGAAGAACTTGAACTTCACGAGGCGGCCGGCCCAGTGCTCGCGGCCCGCCCATATGATGGCCCTCGTCGCGGCGTCGAAGCCGGACCCAATGTTGAAGCGCACGCCATCCCACCGGCCGCCGCGGCCGACTACACGCAGGGCGCCTAGCGTGCCCATGCCCACCATGCCGTCCTTGGAGTGACCGCGCTCCGTCAGCCCCAGCGCGCTGGTGGATGCCTCGTTGGAGTTGTGCAGGAGCTCCTCGAACCCCTCGACTACCGCCTCGGCGTCCTCGAACTGCTTGAGCTTCATGAGGTCCTGCTTGGAGAGCGTACCCCGGCCGTTCTTGTAGGGCGAGGTCGCGTCCCGCAGCATGACGCCCTCATAGCCCAGGGCCAGCTGCGCGGCCTCGTAGGCGTTGACCTCCTCGACCGACGTCACGACGGTCTGCTCGACGATCAGGCTGCGCCCGGAGCCGGTCACGATGTCGCGGGCCATGCCGAGGCGCTCGTGGTACGGCCTGCCGGGCTCGCGGCAGCAGTCGAAGACGTGGAAGAAGACGTCGGGCTCCCCGTCGCGGCTCATCACGCCGGAGGTGGTGCCGAGGAAGGCGCGCGGGCCCGTCGGGTCGCCCACCAGGAGCTCGCCATCCAGGCCCTCGAGCCAGTCCTTGCCGAAGATGGCCTGCACCCGCCGGTTGGGGATGGGCTTGAGGTTGCGGGACACGACGACCCCGTCGCGCACGATGGCGCGGATGCCGTCGAGCTTGGGGCTCGCCAGTAGGGGCCAGCGCAGGGCGGCGACGTCGGCCACGGTTGCGGCAAGCATGGGGCGGAAGGCTTTCTCAGTCATGAGCAGGCGCTCCGTACGTATGGAGAGGGTTCAGGTTGTCCGCCCACGAAGGCCAGTCACGGAGCGGGCGACGCACCAGACGAGCCTCGCCGCCCTCGAGATGGAGGTACTCGGTCACGAAGACGCTCGGCTCGGCGGGCGTGCCGCCAAGCAGCTCCTGCAGGACGTCGAGCGCGACGCCGGCCTCGCTGGAGGAGGCCTCGCCCATGTGCTCCATGCCCTGCAGGCGCTCGACGGCACGCATCAGCGCCCTCGCCTGCAGGTCGCGGCGCATCACGTGCTCGCGCAGGACGTCCAGGATGGCGTCGTCGAACGGCGAGGGGTCGAGGTCCCGCCCGTTCTCGGCCTCCGAGCGGAGGCGCTCCATGGTGGCCTCCTCGTCCCCGCCGGCG